CGCAAGCATAACAAAGTTGGGTTGTCCTCCTCGTATCCAATCAAACCGCACTTGATTGGGAGGCTGCCGAAGCAGCTAAAGGACTCACTACTATCTGAGCTGAGGGACATCACGCTCCGAGTGGGATAGTAGTATAGCGATAAACGCGGGGGACACACAAGAAGAAGAAAACTGTAAAATCCGGCCCGATACTAAAGTACCGGCGGATGAAAGAATTGTTTTCGTCATTCGAGGATGTAGCTATCGGGAAATATCTCATCATCACAGAGATACTCTCCCGACGCGGTCGAGGTCTATTTTGACCTGTAACCATAGCAGAAACACGTGTCGTATCAAATCGGTAATTAAACTGATTTGGATACAACACAGATTTGCCCTCGCCATTAAACGGGGACACCAGAACAGCAGCACTACGTGTATTGCCGTCCCGGAGATCAAAAGAAGCAGCCTCAACTCGCGCGACTTCGCTTCCTGTACCCGAAGTGGGCCCCACATTAGCTTCTGTCCATAACAAACGGCCATTAACTAACGCAGGATCTCGAAGATTTCGCCTAATCTCGAGAGAGTACCGTTCGGTATTATTGAGCTTAGAGTGCTCATAATGCCAATACATTGAACCCCTCATTCCCTTAAAACATGGTACCCACATGTGGAAAGGAGTGTTGACTGCGAATGAGTAGGGTTTGTTACCACTTACGAAACTTTCCGCACTAAAATTAGATGTAGGATCAAAACCGTTGAAGTACGGATAAATTGAGTTGTTAAAAACAACCCATTTGATCAAATAAGCACCTGGTAAAGTGTTGTTGAAAATGTGTAAGGTAACATTGGGGTTGGATCTTCGAAGAACAGTGCGTATAGAGCGCACTGGATCCCCGAAATAAACATCGTATTGATGTTGGTTTGTGTTGTCCTCCGAAGAACCCGAAATTGATACTTCTCCTCCTTGAGGGGGAAAGTACGAAAAAGTTCTATCGACAGGAGTTTTAGGAACACAAAACTCTAGACTTGGTGAACCACGCACGAAAATCAAAATACGCACAGTGGCTGAAGGTTCGGGAGCGGATAACGCGTTCAAAACAGAACATGTTAGCATACCATTTGTTGTCTCTGCGTCAACAAAGTTAACAAACGTTTGCCCCTTAACGCGCAAATAGGATAAGGCACCCACTGCGTTCAACTCTGGCGTTTTCAACCAATGTCGTGCTTGGTTGTAGGGAATTCGAATTTCGATATCCTTCTCTTGAGAGATATCAACCACTCGATTCAACGCAGTGTTATTATTAGCACTGGATCCAAACAGTGCCAACATGGGGTCCCACACAAAGCGCAATCTACCTCGATGGTATTCCGAACAAATGATCTTGAAACGGAAGACTAGATCTCCCCTCCAATACCCAAAGGTCTGACTAAGCAAACCAATAGGAGTGAAGGAGATTTCGTCCCCATTCAAAACATTAGGTCCAACCACGTATTGGGTAGGATGCACTGGAGAAGCAATTATAGTCGTGTTGGTGACGTCAGTAGGCGCCCACACACACGACCCAATATAGGCCTCCCTCTGTGAGAGATTGCTAACGGTGAGTTCATCAACGTCTCCTAAACCCACAGTGCGAGGGTCAACACTCAACTCGCACTTAGGATCCAGGGATAAAGTATCACCTGGAACTGAAATGGCAGAAGAAGCCATTCCATGGTAAGGGGCCTGTCTAACAGGCTCAACGTTAGCGATATTAGGTGGGTTAGTCCACCCAAATATTGAAGCAATTTTGGACAATGCAGAAGCTCCCATAGAGGTTGCTTTTGCAAAGATGCCAATACCTGGAACAGAAGTCAAAGGCTCAGCAATAGCTGCAACTGTACCCGCTATCGAAGATACAGGTCGCTTAGCATATTCATCCATAGACTTAGCCGTCGCCGCTTGCCACATTTGTGGAACGCGATTAACTACGTCGGATAGAATACCCATTTGCAAAGAAGCTTTGTGTGTAAGTCCAGAAAGTTCAACCTTCTCGAACCACACATAAACTTGTATATCAACTTCTTGTCCAACAGAACCATTCGCTGTATCTAGAG